ATCTTCTGCTTCTGGTTTATCTTTAGCAGCAATGATGTGTACTGCCTCATCAAACTCAATAAAGTTAAGAGGCTTTCTATCATCATTCTCCAATGCAGAGAATGGATAAAGATTCTTGCGAGGCTGTGCTTTTGGAAAGAACAATCTGTAATTAGGATTAGTATACCCCTCATTGAAATACTCAGAACCTGCAATTGTAAAATAACCCCACAGCTCTGGATCAATTAAGAATTTTCTAACTTCCATTACATAGTCCTCAATTGTATCACCTTCTACACCTTTTTCATTCATTTTGTGTAGAACACCCATTTGTTTAGCAACATTGTTAATCCAGTTGTAGATTTGGTTATCTCTTTGGATAACTTTACCTTCATAGGTATATGTGCTAAATGGCCAATCACCAGACTTTACATTACCAATTTGACCTCTAAATTTACCTTGACTTGGATTGTTTCTATTGATATCTAACCCTTCAAAATCATCACCTCTATCAATACCTTCTAAACGAAGCGTTACAAAGTATGCTTCTTTATTATATGCAGGTGCATCTAACGTAACATCTACAATTCTACAATAGTGTGTACCTGGAGGTAGAATTTTTGGAATACCACTACCTGTCTTTTCTTTAAAATCACTTGACTTAAACATAATTTTTACTTTTTAAATTAATCAATATAAACTTTATCCCAGTGCGTAATAATCTTGCCATCTTCTCCTGGTTCAGAGATGACAATTTCTTGATTTCTCAAGTGCTCAGGTCTTGCACCACAAGCTATTTCGTCAGTTGTCATAAAACTCAAGACATTCTTTTTGCCTTTTCTATAGATATAACCTATAGCGTCTGAGTTTGAAGTTGTTATTCGCTTTAACTTACCTGTTAAATCAAGATCTAACGAGTTAAATTCTGAACCATTTTTCTCTAGAAGAGTGTCCTTTATGTGACCTACAAATATCACATGAGGAGCTAGAGTTTTTACATAGTTAAGGACTTTCTCAAAAGCTTGACGTAACCATGGATAACCTGCACCATTTGGCATATTCAATATGCTTCCATAGTTAGGCTTATGCTTTGTAAACCAATCTTTACCCATAAGACTTTTAGAGTATAACTCTTCTGCATATGGGACACACATTGTTTCTAAAGCAGTGATTGTATCTACTGCAATGTACTTATAAGGCTTACCTGCTTCTGTGATCATGTTACCAATAGTAACAATATCAGAAATAGATTTTGCTTTAAGTTTAATTGCATCAACATAATCAGTACCATCTTCAAGGTCAAGAATAAGGCAGTTATCTAATGCAGATAACAAAGTAGTTTTACCTACTTTAGGTTTACTGAAAATTACAAGATTCTTTGGACTCTTGATTTCAGCTTTTACTTTTTGCATTGGAAGTACAAACCCTCCTGGTTTTACTTCTGGTTTTTCTGCTGCCATTTTATTCCTTTTTCAATTAAATCATTTAACCATTCTTTGTTTGACATAGGCACGTTGTGCTTAATGCAGTAGTAATCGCGCATAGTCATTGCGCTATAATGGCTGTCTTCTTTCTCAGAATACATACCAGCAAATAAATCCTCTTCAGGTTCTTCTGGTAATGATACTACTTCTGCATAAGCTGCTGTAACTGGTGTACTATTTACAAGTTCTAAGTCACTTAATCTCACAGCATATGTAATAGATGATGAACCAGAACCTGCTGTTTCCACCTCTACATACTTTGTTGTATTAAGTTTCCAGTTAGGATTGTTTACCAACCTGTACAACTTTCTGTTTTTGCGATCATAATGTTCTTGATCCCAATCAAACATCTCAATGTAAAAATCTTGACCACATGATAATTCACTTGGCCAAAAACGTACACATTCTACTCTTTCATCTCCAAACTCTTTGCCCATGTAACAGAGCTTTGAACCAAACTTTGGACTGGAGATGCCCATGTGGTTGAAAAGATTCTGCCAAAAAGGTAGATACTCACTAGTAATCTCCTTAATATGCTTCTTCTTTTCAGGCTCTGTTGTAGCCTTAAACATACTACTCATTTGTTAAAATTTAAATTATTATTTACTTTTCGCTGTAAATGGTTCCTTATCAGGTTCATATGCCTCAACAACTTCCATTTTTGCATAGTCTGCCTTATACCATTGAATACTTGTTTCTCCAAATCTATTCTTCAAAACATGCATCGCAAGTAAATATTTGTCACTAGGACCAATGATGTACTTTTGAGGCCCATACCTGCTTATGTTATACTTGGCTGGCCTGTTATATGCAACCATTACGTCCGCACACTGTAAGAGATAATCGCTTCCAAAGACATCTGCCTCTGTTGGAAAATTCTCCAACTTACCTGGCTTTTGTCTTTCAGCATTGTCAATCTCTCTGTTTAGCTGAGTAAGAATAATAAAAGTAACAGGAAGTTTATTCTTCATCTCAGTTAGCATTGTGGCAAGATTTTGCAATGTAACTTGTTTACTGGTTTCTGAAGCTGACTGGCGAACCAGCAGTGTGTGGTCCAGCGTAACCACAAAAGGTTTTTTATACTCTGCGTAAAACATTTTAATAGCATTAGCCATATCTGGTACAGACATGGACCTATCTATCACAAATTCTTTACGTCCTTTTTGTTTGCCAACATACTCACTTAACTTTTCATAATCAGTTTTAGATAATGGTGGCATGCCATCATCTTCTGCAGATTGTAAGTAACGAATGTCTAAATTGTTAGAGGCAGATAACTCACGTATACCCATGTTTCTGCCAAGCATTTCAAATTGAAAATGCAAAACCATAAAGTCTTGGTCTTTATTCATTTCTTGTAAAGACCTTGTCAATGTAGCTGCTACAAGTGTTTTACCAACACCTGGTCGCGCAGCTAAAACATACAAGGATTGCCACTCAATACCATTAAGACCAATAGTATTGAAACCTTCCCATGAAGTTTTAAGAGATTTTATCTCTTTTCTTGCACGTTTTGCTACATATACAAGGCTTTCTTCAAGAATCTCACTGTATTTTCGCCATGGTTTATTGTACGTAGATGGCGCATGAGATACTGTTGAGACAGTCTCAGATTTGTTGTGCATAAAGTAATTTTTTGATAAACAAATATAGTAAAAAAATATGAAACTACCATAGAATTTTGGTAGAACCTAGTCTTTCAAGTTCAGTATTCACTTTATTAAACACATCATTGCAATCCCATAGTTTTTCACGTGCATATGCAGCAGAAGCAGGATGACTTGCTTTAAGGACAATTTGTGAATCATCAAGCAAATCTTCTAACTCTTGTGCTTTTTTGCCAAGTAGAACCCATACAATCGGTTTTTTAGCGTTTACAGAGTAAGAATTTAACATGTCAATAAGATATTTGACAAAAGGATCCCATATGTGAAAGTGTTTACCTATCTTTCCTACTTCAGTAGTAAGAGAAGTATTTAACATTAGGATACCCTGCTTGCTCCAATCTGCTAAATCAGGATTCAAATCTTTTGGATCACCATCATTATACACAGTTTTTGCTATTGCACCGTGTATATATCTGAGTGATGCTTCTTTCTTTCCTGTATTACCACAACTAAAAGCAATACCATCTGCAACACCAAGTTGTGGATATGGATCTTGACCCACAACTACAACCTTTAATTTGTCAAAAGGACATTCAGAAAAAGCTCTAAATACCATTTTAAGTGGAGGCGTAAAACGCTGCTCATCATTAACAAGATCTTCAAGAGTCTTGATTATAGTCACAAAATCCTCAGATACTAAGAATCCTTTCAACAGATTGTTCCATCCATTAGTTTTATCTGCATCATGCGATTTTAGCATTTTATGCATTTTGTCAGCAATATCCTTTGCGTCAAGTTTAATTTGACCAGGTATAAAATTTTTCATAACTTTGATATTAATAAATAAAAAATTATGTCAGAAGAAGTAATAAAATCATTTGTTCCATCAGGAGACGATGATCAGTTAATTGACGTCATAAAAGAAGACGCCATTGTGTCAATTAAGATGAGTACAGGTTATTACAAAAGAATACAAAATGTTATTGCATTTATATTTGAAGGTAAATCTGTAAAAGAAATTCAAAATTCTCACAAAGCTATAGCCTCACGTGATATCAAAGAACCATGGATTTTTCATTATGAAACACTTTTAATTCTCTGTAGAGAATTTGAAAAAGCAGCTCAAGATGATAAGCAAATTGAAAAAATGACAATTGGTGAGCTTAAACAAGCCATGGCTAAAGCAGAGCAACGTATGGCTCAAGAAGAAGAGAAAGAACGTGAAGAGTATAAAAAGAAACAAAAAGACTCAGATCAATAAAGATAGATTCCCAAGTCATGTCCTAGTTCTATACATACTTCTATTGCTTGTGACATTTCTTGCTTATTGCAATCTGCAAAACTTTTAAACGTAGCTGATGAAGAGCTGGTCGCTGGAATGTAAAGACCAGCTTTTTCTTTTACAATAAGTTTTATTTCGTCAAGCGTATGACCTGTAGAATTTGCAATCTCACGTATTAGTGCGTGAGCTTTAGCAAGTTGTCCTGCTGTTTTGTCATCATTTTCAAGAACAGTAAGATATGCTTCTATCTCTTGTTCTTTTTTTGTACCCATATTAAATAGTTTGAGTTTCCCTGCATCTTCTTTTGACGCAGGGAGTATCTCATCACCTTTAATAATAACTTTGATTGTTACGTTATGCATGGTTTATTGGATTAATGTAAACAATTTTCTCAGAGTCTATATCTTTCAATGCTTCAGCAACCCAGTCCATATCAACTGTATCTTTATACGCAAGAATGTGTATTGTAGATTTGTCTTTAGGATTTAATCTTAACAAGCGACCTATGCGTTGACTACTTTGACGTTCATTACTGTATGAGTGTAAAATAATACCAGCTTTTAAGTCAGGAATATTTACACCCTCATTAAGTTGTTGGACACAAGATAGTTTTGTTATATCACCATCTTTAAAAGCATCAAGATTTTCAGCACTATCAGGATTTTTACTATGGTAGCTATGCTCACATATCCAGTCAGCTTGCTCAGTTGTATTGCAAAAAACAATACACTTTTCATGAATCATACTTAATAACTCTTTTGCATACTTTTCTTTTGTTGGAAATGCCATCATCGCTTTCATACGCATTATACGTTTGATTTGAACATCTTTAGGTGACATTATCTTTCTCAACTGATCAGACCAATATGCATATGCTTTTTGCTCACTATTCATGAAATACGTTCCATCTTTCTTTTTTACAGGAAGATTTCTTTCAGAGCTAAGTGGCAAAACATGCACAACTATCTTATAGTCATTAAGTATTTCATCATCAACAGCACTGTCCATAATGTAAGTATACTGTATAGGACAATGTGTTCCAACCATGCGACCTTTCTCAGAAGTCTTGTATCTTGGTGGTGTACCAGTAAGACCTAAGACTTTACCAGCAAATGTTGCAAGCCAGTAATCATGAGTAAATTTAAGACTGTGACACTCGTCAAGTATTACAACATCATAATCTCTACTTGCTTTATCAAGTGATCTGTATGTTGTAAACTCAAGATGTGGCAATAAATGGTCATAACCATGCTTTACACACTCATCTTTCCAACTATCATAGATGCTAACTTTTGGTGCAACTATAAGATATTTTTTAAACATGCATGCAAGATGCAAACTATCTAAATACATTAAACCAATTAGGGTTTTACCTACACCCATTGATATTCCTAAACCTGCTTTACGCTTGCCCTCTATTGCTTTTAGGGCTTCTTCTTGGATTATAATGCGGTTTTTCATACTTGTTATCTCTTTT